TCTTGTTCATAACTGCGACTCAACAACACAGGCGTTACTACGCTTTAGGCAGGGTGGTTTCCTAAGCCTACAATCGGATTATGAAGATCGAGACCCTGTATATCACCGTAAAGTCGCTTATTACTAGGAGCCGTCATGGCAATTGAACCTGCACTTTATCCCGCACCACTTGGTTTGGATGCTGCCATGGATGAGCCCATGGATTTAGAAATTGAGATTGTTAATCCAGAGGCTATGAGTATTAGTGCTGATGGCGTAGAGATTACATTAGAAGAAGAGCCTGAAACGCCAGAGGATTTTGATGCCAACCTTGCGGATTATATGGATGACCGGGATTTGGCATCGATAGCAAGTGATTTGATTCAGGATTATGAGACGGATAAGTCATCAAGGAAGGAATGGATTGAGACCTATGCGGATGGTTTGAAGCTTCTTGGTTTGAAATACGAGGAACGTACAGAGCCATGGCCAGGGGCATGTGGTGTGTTCTATCCTATTCTTTCTGAAGCAGCGGTTCGGTTCCAAGCCGAATCTATTATGGAGACTTTCCCTGCATCAGGACCGGTAAAGACACAAATTGTTGGGTCATTGACCAAAGAGAAGGAAGATGCGGCTGAGCGTGTGAAAGATGATATGAACTGGCGTTTGACAGAGCAGATGCCAGAGTATCGACCGGAACATGAAAAGATGCTTTGGTCCTTGGCTTTAGCAGGATCGGCATTTAAGAAGGTTTACTACGATCCGTCGTTAGGTAGGCAGGTGTCTATGTTTATACCTGCTGAGGATATTGTTGTGCCATTTGGCGCAAGTGATTTAAGAAGCGCCCCGAGGATTACGCACATCATGCGTAAGACGGAGAATGAAGTAAGAAAGCTTCAACACGCAGGGTTTTACCGAGACGTAGATCTTGGTGAGCCGTCTACAACATTAACTGATGTGGAAAAGCGCAAGGCGGAAGAAGAGGGTATGTCCGCCACGATGGATGACAGGTACAGGATTCTGGAGATCCATGCCGATTTGGATTTGCCGGGGTTTGAAGATGCTGACAAAGACGGCCCCACGGGGATTGCCTTGCCTTATGTTGTGACGGTAGATGAAGGCACTAACAAGATCCTTGCTATTAGAAGAAACTGGTACGAAGAAGACCCATTGAAATTAAAGCGGATGCACTTTGTTCATTATCCGTATATACCGGGCTTTGGGTTTTATGGCTTTGGATTAATTCACCTTGTAGGTGCTTTTGCTAAATCAGGCACTTCGTTAATTAGGCAGTTGGTCGATGCTGGTACGTTATCCAACCTTCCTGGCGGGTTGAAGTCCAGGGGTCTTAGAGTTAAGGGTGACGATACACCGATTGCACCGGGCGAGTTCAGGGATGTTGATGTTCCGTCAGGATCTATCAGGGATAACATCCTGCCGCTACCTTATAAAGAGCCGAGCCAAGTTCTGTTCCAGTTGCTTCAGACAATTGTTGCTGAGGGCAGAAGGTTTGCCGCCACGGCAGATATGCAAATCTCGGACTTGTCCGCGAATACGCCAGTAGGAACAACGCTTGCTGTATTAGAGAGAACGCTTAAGGTCATGTCGGCTGTACAGGCGCGTTTGCATTATTCGATGCGTCTGGAGTTCAAATTACTTGCGGCAATTATTAGGGACTACACCCCTGCTGAATATTCGTATGACGTAGACGCACCCGGCGGGCGGATGGTCAAACAAGCTGATTACGATATGGTGGATGTCATCCCTGTATCGGACCCAAACGCTACGACGTTAGCTCAAAGGGTTACGCAGTACCAAGCGGTGCTTCAGTTGGCGGCACAGGCGCCACAGATATACGACATGCCGGAATTACATAAACGCATGTTGGAGGTTTTGGGTATTAAGAATATTGACAAGTTAATACCAGCGGCCAAGGCCGAGCAACCACGCGACCCGGTATCTGAGAACATGGCCATATTGAATATGCAGCCGGTTAAAGCATTTATTTACCAAGATCATGAAGCACACTTGGCGGTCCATTTGGCGGCGATACAAGATCCGCTGTTAAGGCAACAGGTTCAGCAAAACCCCATGGGCGGTCAGATGATGGCAGCGGCCATGGCACACGTTAATGAACACATGGCTTATCTGTATAGAAAACAGCTTGAGCAGCAACTTGGTGTTCCATTGCCGCCACCTGATACGCCATTACCGGAAGACTTTGAAGTTGAGATTTCAAGGCTGGCAGCAAGAGGTGCTCAACAATTGTTGCAACAGCATACGGCTGAAGCGCAACAGATTCAGGCGCAGCAACAGCAGCAAGATCCGTTAATACAGATGCAACAGGCTGAGTTGGCATTGAAGCAAGCCAAAGAGCAGCGTGAGGCGCAGAAGGACCAGGCGGACATCATGCTGAAGGCACAGGCTCAACAAGATAAGGTGCGCTTAGAAGAAGAGCGAATCAGGAGTATGCAGCAGATTGCTGAGCAGAATATTGCGGCCAAGATGATTGATAAGGCGGCTGATATTCAAAACAGCAAAGACTTGGAATTTAGGAGACGGTGATGGATTTTTCAGAAGCCGTATCAATAGAGATTAATAAGCAAATACGTTATGCCGAGGAGCAGCTTGCTCAGGGAAGCATGAAGTCATTTGAGGATTACAAATTCGTCTGCGGTCAGATTCAAGGTCTGCTGATTGCAAGACGCATAAACGAAGACCTTGCCAATCGTATAAAGGACGATGATGACTGATTTATCTGAGGTAACTCAGCAGGAAGCGACACAATTACCAGATCCTACGGGATACAGAATGTTGTGTGCATTACCGGAAGTTGAAGACAAATTTGCCAATGGGATTTTAAAACCCGATGCTTTGGCGAAGATTGAAGAGTTTAGTACTGTGGTTTTATTTGTCGTAAAACAAGGACCAGATTGCTATAAGGACACGGCAAAGTTTCCAACAGGCCCATGGTGTAAGGAAGGTGATTTTGTTTTAGTGCGTGCATATTCAGGAACGCGATTCAAAATCCATAATAGAGAGTTTCGTTTAATTAATGACGATACGGTAGAAGGTGTTGTCGAAGATCCACGCGGTTATAGCCGCGCATAAGGGGTAGTATATGGAAGAGGAAAAGTTTGAAGTTGAAGTGGAAGGTGATGCCACAGATATTGAGATTGTGGACGACCGACCGGAGGCGGATAAAAATGCAACGCCGCTTAAAGCAGATCCATCGGATATTCCTGACGATGAAATTAAGCAGTATTCAGATAACGTCAAGAAACGCATTCAGCATTTAAAGCATGGGTACCACGATGAACGCCGCGCCAAGGAAGAGGCGCAACGCGAACGTGAGGCGGCAATTGCTTATGCAAAACAGATTGCTGATGAAAATGCCAAGTTAAAAGAGAAACTTACAACTGGTGAAAGCACGTTAATTAAAACGATGCAATTTGCCACGGAAAAAGAAGTATCTGAAGCAGAGCGTCAGTATAAAGAAGCGCTGGATAGCCAAGAATCAGATCGAATATTGGCTGCACAGAAAGCATTAAATGTTGCGATGTTAAAAGCGGATAGGGTTAAAAACTTTAGGCCCCCTGCGCCACCACAGCAAAACTTGCAACCTCAACAAAATCAAGTCTATAATCCGCCGCAGAACACCTATCAAGACCGAAAGGCTGAAAGGTGGAAATCTGATAATCCCTGGTTTGGTCAGTCTGGCCAAGAAGGGGTTGATGATGAGATGACATTTTTTGCCATGGGCCTGCATAAAAAGCTTACTCGGGAAAATGGCGATCAATATGCTCTCACGGACGAATATTACGAGAAGATAAATTCTCGCGTAAGGGAGAAATTCCCAGAGTACTTTGGCGGACAGGACGAGCCAAAGGAAGGAACAAGACGTCCTGCTTCGGTGGTCGCCCCGGCAACGCGCAGTTCGCCACCTAAAAAACTGAGACTGACGCAGTCAGAGGCTAATACAGCCAAAAGACTCGGAGTGCCGCTAGAGGAATATGCCAAACAAGTGGCAAAACTACGTATGGAAGGAAAGATATGAGCCGCGAATCCCGTGAAACCCGTGAAACCACGGAACGTCCCAAGCAGTGGAAGCCGCCCAGCTCATTGCCCGATCCTACGCCACGTGATGGATGGAGACATCGTTGGGTACGTACCGCAATTTTAGGTCAGACCGACGCAAGGAATGTAGCCACCCGTTACCAGGATGGATTTGAACCATGCAAGTGGGAAGACTATCCAGAAGTAGCCCGAGCCATGCTCGCAAACGGACCTCAAACCGGAAACATTGAGATAGGCGGATTGATGTTGTGCCGCGCTCCTGTAGAGATGGCTGAACAGCGTAACAACCATTACCTGAAGCAAGCCAACGATTGGATGCAGAGTGTGGACAGCAACTTTATGCGAGAGAACGACCCAAGGATGCCGCTGTTTAATGACAGACGTTCTGAGGTTCGTTTCGGTAAGAGATAAACCTTTTTTGGAGTAAAGCAAATGGCTTACCCGACGATTTCAGGCCCCTATGGTCTGCGTCCGATCAATTTGATCGGCGGTCAGGTATTTGCCGGAGCCACTCGCCAGCGCCGGATTTATTCTTCTAGCGCAAGCTCAATTGGCTTTGGTGATCCTGTGAAGTTTGACAGCAACGGATGCGTTGTTGTTTGCACGGAGACGACTGCTGCCCCGACCACTGGTTTTGCTGGTGTGTTCATGGGTTGTACGTTTGTTTCGTCTGTGACTGGTCAACCCACATTCTCGCAAGCTTGGATTGCTAACACTTCGGTGGCAAGCAATACCGAGATCATTGCGTATATCTGTGAAGACCCCGATCAGTTATTCCAGGTCTGCGGTGTTAGCGGAACCACGGTTGTTTCGACGACTTCAGGTTTCACCTATACCGATATTGGTTTAAACGTATCCATGGTGGCAAACACTTTGAATACGACAACCAAGGATTCGCGTTATGCAGTGGATATTGCTTCTGGTGCAACAACCCAGACGCTGCCCTTGCGAGTCATCGACGTGGTGCCTGATACGGCATTTACCTATAGCGGTACGCTTTATTACCCAGAAATCATCGTTAAGTTCAATGCAGCCTACGTGGTGCAGGCAACTGGCGTGGTGACTGGTGGTCATGCGTACAACAACCCAGTCGGACTGTAAGGGGAAACTTAAATGGCTATTTCACGCGCACAACTACTGAAAGAGCTGCTCCCCGGCCTGAACGCCCTGTTCGGT